GAGTTGTTGCCGAACCAGGTGAACACCGTCTCGATCTTGGCCTGGGTGAGGCCGGTGCCGCCGTGGGCGATGGAGTTGGTGGTGGTGTCGAGCGCGGTGGTGATCAGCTCGTCGGACTTGCGGCCGAGCGCATAGGCGCCGGCGTCTGCGGCGACCTGCCGCTCGTCGATGTTGATCTTGAGCTCGTCCAGCTTGTCGATGTAATCGCCGGCATACCAGTCCTGCAGCGTCACCTCGACGGGATCGTGCGGGACCTCCATCGTGGCGATCTCGGCGTGGCGGGCCTTCTGCACGGCAACGCCGGTGCCGACCTTCTGGAACGTGGTGGAGCTGCCCTGGACGTTGGACTTGGTCCTGACCGTGTTGCGCAGCTTGGAGCCCATGCGCTGATAGGCGACATGAACATCCGATTCGTATTGCTTGATGAAGGCGTCGGAGACTTCCTGTGACATGGTTCAATCCTTCGGTTGCGGGGAGCGAAGGTTGTTCCATCGATGTCACGGGCTCTGAAGAGTTGTTCCGAGCAGCGCGGGCCTGTCAGCGCGATTTGATAACACCGTAGAAACCGCGTGAATAGCCCATGCGCTCGTACAGCCTGACGATCAGCTTGTCGGCGATGCCGCTGGACACGCCGAGCGAGATATCGACGGCACGCATCTGGCCAAATGCCCAGCTTTCCAGCATCTGCAGCATCTGTCGCACAGTCTGCATGCTGCGATAGTCTTCCGAAATATAAAATCCAAGATCGGAAACGGTCTTTTCCTTGTTGAAGTAATGCTCGTGGCAGACGGCCACGAGATAGCCCTTGACGCGGTCGCTCGAAGCATCGGCGACGACGACCGCGAAGTGGTCGGTGCGGACCATGCACGACTGAAACAGCGCATCGATCTTGTCGAGCGACAGCGGCTGCGAGCGGTAGGCGCTTTCGTTGTGGAAGTCGGCGGCGAGACGGACGATGTCGGCCCGGTCGCGCCATTCCAACCTCCTAAGCTGAACGCTTGGCATCAGGATAGAGCTTGGCGTAGCCGGCCTCGACCTCCCTCACCCAGCCCTGCTCGCGGCGGGTCGGATCCCAGTAGCGCGGGTCCTGCTGCATCTCGCGCAGCTTTTCGAGCGTGACCTCGGGCATTGCGGCCGCTCGCGAGTCGGCGGCCATGGCGCCGCCCAGCCCGGCCAGCCGCTCCAGCAGCCGGATGCCGGCAGGCGAAGTGCCGATCGACTGCAGGGCCTCCATCTCCCCCTGGTCCTTGGCGGTTTTGGCGGCCCATGCGTCGACCGCCGCGATGCGCTGCTTGAAGCCGTCGCCGAGCTCGGCGCGCAGCGTCTCCTCCGGGATCTCGGCCGGCTGCATCGTCTCGATGTAGGTCTCGACGGCCTTGGCGAACTTGTCCTGCGGCAGTCCGGCCTCGAACGCCTGCTCCCGCCACCATTCGATCATCGGGTGCTCGGCCAGCTGCTTCTCGTCGACGTCCTTGATCTTGGGCAGCGCGTATTCGGCCGCCGCCTTGGGCCTGCCGGCCGCCTGCTCCTCGGCGATCTGCCGCTTGAGGTCCTCGGTCTTGGTGTTGAAGCGGGTCTCGAGCTCGCCATAGGAGTGGACCAGCGCCGACAGGTCCGGCTTGCCATCCTTCCTGAACTTGTCGGGGATGGCGATGCCGGCGAACGGGTCGGGCGGCGTCTCGAAGCGCTTATTCTCGCTTGCCGCCGGGGGCAGCGGGGCCGGCGCCGGTGCGGGGGTTGATGGTGCCGGGGGTTCCGAAGGCTGGGGGGCTGGCTGGGGTGTTGCCACGGGTCTGCTCCTTGTGATGCGCGGCGATGCGCTGCGAGATGATGCCGACGATGAAGCGCATGCCCTCGAGGTGGCGCAGCTCGCCGTCGCCGACATGCGGCCCGCACGCCCGCTCGATCGAGATGGAGCGGAGGTAGTCGAGCGCCGCCTTGCCCGATTCCGAGCGGCCGAAGGTGATGGCCATCAGCTCGTTGAGGCGCTTCTGCTCTTCCGGCGGCCGCACCTGGCCGTCCGGCCCGGCCGGGTTGTCCCTGAGATCACGCTGCATTGGCGGCGACCGGCATCGCTGCAGCGGCGCCGGCCGCACCACCCATGGCACCCGAGGCCCCTGGAGGAGCGGTCATGCCAGGGATTCCTGCCTCGCCGGTCAGGCCGGGAACCTGCTGTCCCATCTGGCTGACCTGCTCGGCGAAGCCCTGTATCTCGGTGCCCTTGCGCACGAAGCGCGCCGGCACGCCGAGCTTGTCTCCGACATAGGGCGTCACGTCCTCGCCCTTGATGAACAGATTGACCAGCTGCGGCCCGAAGTTCTTCTGCACGAAGCCGATCAGCCGGTCGACGTTCATGACGTCTTCCTGGTCCTGCGCCCGGGCGAGAGGCGAGGTCGGTGTGACCTTTACCTCCCGCCCGTTCACAACCGGGAGCTTGATGGCTCCCAGGTCCTTGAGGATGAACACCACCCTCTGCATCACCGGGAAGATGAACTCGCCCATCAGGCGGCCGAAGGCGGAACCGATCTGGCGGCTCAGATCCGCCATGCGCTCAGCGACTTCCGTAGCAGACATGGGTGTCCGGTTCGGATTGCCAAGCATGTCGTTATAAAGCGCGCGCTTGATGTTGGCCCGCTGCTCGTCGAGGACGAGGCCGGCCACATTGAAGTTGCCGCCAGCCTGCACGGCTTCCACCCCTCGACTTCCCGGGGCGCGTGGAATGATAGTACCGGGCACAAGCTCGACCGTGTCGACATTGACCGTTCCATCGTCGTCCATGTTGTAGATGCCGGCGATCGACATCTGGGCGTTCTCGAGCACCATCTGCACCACGAGATTGCAGGTCTTGATGGCCGGCATGGCGTTCATCAGCGGGCCGCGGCCCCACACCGAGCCGGCCTCTTTCCCCCAGCGGAAGGCGACGATCGGACAGCTGCCGGTGCCCTCGTACTTGTCCTGGAACACGATGTCGGAATCGCACTCGCGGCACAGCAGGGTGCGGTAGTGGCACTCCTTGTTGGGCTCGTCCCAGTCGCGCATCACCGCGTCGATGAAATTGTAGGGCCGCGCGCTCTCCCGCCACTCGGTGAGCTTCTTGGCGTCCATCGAGTGGTCGGGGAACTTCACCTCGAACTGGTCGGCGGTGTAGGTCCTGACCCGGAAGAACTGGTCGAGCATGTCGAATGGGCCGTTGGCCACGTACAGCTCGTTGATCGGGATGGCGTTGAAGCGCAGGGGATTGAGGGCGGTGCCCTTCTCGATCTCCAGGCAGCCGAGCGTGACCGCCAGGTCCATGAAGGCTTCGGCGGACTCCTGCGGAAAGTTCGATGCATTGAGCACGTCGAACACGAACTCGGTGACGACCTCCAGATCCTCGTTGACCTGCGGCGCGTCGGCGGCGTCGATGTCGAGGCCGGCATTGAGCTTGGCCCACCGCGTGAAGTTGGGGACGATCCCCGCCTGCAGCCTGCTTGCGAACTCCTGCGTCGCGACGATCGCCGTCTCGTCGAAGATGTCGTCTATCTCGGAATCGGCATCGCTGGAGAAGAACGCGCCCCTGCCCGGCATGGCGTAGCGCATCGCCTGGTCGAAACGGGCCTCCTTGGGGGCGCGCAGCTGCCGCGCCCGCTCGAAGGCGCGCAGGACGAAGTCTCGCTTGGGGTAAGCCATCCTAGTAATTCGATCCGAATCCGGATCCTACGTCGCCGGAGAGCAGCGAGCGCGGGCCGGTGGCGGTCAGGCCGCGGCGGGTGACGGCGAGCTGCTTCTTCTTCTCCTCGGCCAGCCGCTCCAGCTCGCGCTGGCGCTGGGCTGCCTGGTCGGCGGCGATCTGCGGGTCCTGCTTGGGGGCTTTGGGAAGGCACACGATCTCACCATCCTTTCAGCGCGGGGCGGGCCCGCCGCTTTCTCATCGCCGCGTGGGCGAACACGTCGAAGCGTGTATGCGCCTTTTTTGGCTGTTGTGCATCCCCGCGCACCAGGGCCCTGCCTTCCCCTCCCCCGAGCATCATGTACTGCAGGGCGTCGTGGACGTGGGAGAAGCGGTTCTTGTTCGGCGAGACGTCATATCGCTCCGCCCCGACGACCTGCATCCTCTTGTAGTGGTAGCCGCCTTCGAACCCACTGATCAGGGTCTTACATCCCGGGTCGATCATCAATCCCGGCTTCCTGTCCACCAGGCGCTCGATCGGCATGGTCACCGCCTCGATCCTGAGCGCCGGATCGTTGGTGGCCGTCGGCCGCACCCAGAAGTCCTGCTGCTTCAGCATCAGGAAGACGGTGGCTTCGTCGGTCCCCACCCGCGAATCGCCGCTCGGGTCGCCCCACATCGACCAGATGCCGCCGAGCTCGGCATGTTTCTCGCGCAGCAGCTGGCAGAAACGGACGATGCCCATGTCGGCGGCGACGATCTCGCGCAGGATGATCCAGCGGCCGCGCACCTTCTGCCCGAACACGGCAGCGGGTGTCAGGCCGAAGTCCAGTCCCACGAAGATCTCATGCCCCGAAAAGGGAGCGATGGCGGAGGAACTCACATGCAATGCACGATCGAACGTCGGGTAGACCGGACGTCCGTCGGTCAGCGTCCCGTATCTGTTGCAGACATAGACGTCGATCCAGCCGTGGGTTTTGCCGGCGACCATGCGCTCGTAGTAGTCGGCCCCGATCCCCTTCTGGTTCTCGCGGGCCGGGTTGATGTCGTAGTGCAGCACCTTGCCGCCCGCCTTGACGGCGTTCATGGCGCCTGGCTGGGAGAAAAATTCCCAGTCGTGGGGGCGCACCAGCTGCTCCACTTCCTCCGCCGACATGAAGTCGGGCGGCGGCACGTCGCCGGACATGATCGCCCACCAGTGGTCCTCGTCCGGGGCGTTGGTGTCCATGATGACGCCGGACCAGGACGGTCCGCCATCGCGCGCGGACGGATAGCGCCCGACCCGCATGGTGACCGCATCGAGGACCGCCTTCGGAATCTCGCGCGCCTCGTTGATGAAAGCCCCTGTCAGCTCGAGGGACAGCAGCTTCTTGACATCCTCCGGCTTGTCGAGCGCGATGAAGATGATCTCGCAGTCGACGTCTGCCTTGCGAATGCGGTGCGTGAACGGCGGTGACCAGTTGAACTTGCCGTAGAGGTGCTCGGGGAACCAATCCAACCATGTCTTGATGGTGGTGGTGCGCAGCTCCGGCTGCGTATTGCGGATGACCGCCCAGCGGGTCTTGCGCTTCCCGTCCAATGGGCTTGGCCGCTGCCCCGTGGCGCGCCGGAACAGCTCGACGCAGCAGGCGACCGACTTGCCGCTGCCGACCGGCCCCCTCAACCCGCGAACGAAAGCGCCGGAGGCGAAGAAGGATGCGGCGACCGCCCCATCCACACTGTATTCAAAGTGGGCCACCCGGCCTCCGCGGCTGCGGTCCCCTCGACGGACGAAGCGCATCGAGGATCTGCTGCAGCAGCAGGACGACGCGGTCCGTCTGCTCCTTCAGTTCCTCGGCGGTGACCGGGCCCGGCATCTATCCGCCCGTCAGCCCGCGCCTGGCCAGCTCGGCGACGACGGCGTTGTAGCACTCGTCGTACTCGGCCTTGAGGCGGAGCCGCTCACTCTCCGCCCAGTCCGAATACAGCGTGCGGCTTTCGATCAACGCTTCGTCGCTGGCGTAGGCCACCGGCGCGGTATTGCCGTGCTTCAGGTTTTCCATCAGCTCGTCGATGCCGGCGGTATGGCCGAGATCCCTCTCGGTCACGCCGTCACCTGCAGATTGAGCGTGCGCCGCGGGCTGCCGTCGGCCAGCGTCTCGTTGCTCGGCTGCGGACCGGCGGGCACCACCGGGGCGTTGCTGTATCCGCCCATCTGCTGCTCGAGCTCGGCCTTCTTCGCCGCGAACTCGTCACGCAGCTTCGTCACGTCCGCCTCGAACTGCAGCTTGAGAGCCGACAGCTCGGTCCTGAGCTCGGAGAGCTTCTCCGGCGTCCGCTCCTCGTGCTCCTTCCTGAGCCGCTCGCGGTCCTTCCTCTCGTCCTCCTTGCGCTGGTCGTCCCAGCTCAAGCCGGAATATTCCGCCTTCTTCGCCTCGTTGTTCTCAACAGGCTTCGCTTCCTTGGCCATGGCTATTTCTCCAGTGCCCGCCTGATCAAATAGGCCGCCGTGCCGGGGGCAATCACGTCGATCATCCTGTCAGCCTGCAAATCGGTGATCAGTTCCGTCGGATGATGCCGCATATGCACCTTTTTCACAATGGAACGCAGCTTGAGACGGTCGGACCAGCTCAGGGAAGTGGAAAATCCCCCCTGCTTCTCCACCAGATCACTCAAATCCCAGTCGATCGGCAGTCTTTCCACCAAAATCCCCTTTTTCCGACCCCTTTCCCCCTGCACCCCCATACCCCGCCTCCCTCCTAGACGGTCTGCGACAGGCTAACGGTCCTCCTGCCCCCCCTCCCAAGGGAAGATGACCGGCTGTTCGAGCTCTGAGGGGCTTTTTCTCGTGCGGGGCAGGTCACCATGCTCGATCACAGTGGTTTTCGAGACCCCCTCCGCGACGCTGAGATTGAGCGAAACCGTCAGTCCCGTGTCCCCGTAACCCATTGATCTGTCAGGCTTTCCGAAGCCTGCCCGATCAAGCAGGTCACGTGCTGCTTCGAGCTTCACAAAGTCGCTGCGACTGTGTTCGAGCAATCTGTTCACCGTCGCCAGCGCTGGAACCGCTGACAAGCCGATGGCTGTCAGCGTTTCCCGTGCTATCGCCTGCTGGATGAGGGGGTTGCGGACCAGCTGCGATCCGATCGAGTCCACAGAAGCAGCTGCATAGCCTGCTGCTTCTGCGGCCGCGCCCTGCTTGCCGCCGTTCTTGAGGAACTCGCGTACGAAGCGCTCTTGCCTCGCTGTCATCTGCCGCTTCGGTTGAGCGAACACGTCCTGGTGGAGCTGGGGGAGGGCTCGCATGTCGTTGAGCGACGCTCCTTGTGAGGGTTTGTGTGTAAACGGCTACGCCAGGCCGGGGGGAGGTGGGGGGGGTTATGCACAGCCGTGTCAAGGCATGGGGTTCCAATCTCGTGGCTCGAACGCGGGTGTTAACCTCGTCCAGGTTAATACCTGTGTCGATTAGGGCGTCCGGGCGGACTGCAGTCTGCCATCGGCAGCAAGCTGCCGGGCAGATCGAGCCGGCGAAGGGCCGTCTCGACCCTTACGGGCGTCAGTCCTGACGCAAGAGCGCGCGGCTGGAGGCGGATGGAGGGCCATTCATGGCCTGTGTTCCGCCCAGCGAAAGGGGAGACGGCAGCGCCGCC